GGTCAGGCAGTTAGCCCAATAGCTAGATCACTACTGGACCAGAACCTACCAAACTGGCACGAAAAAACCGCTGGTAATGATGGTATAGAACACTTCGTTTACGAAGACACGGACCCTAAGAATTTTTATGTCTTCCCAAAAGTAGACGTCGCAAATCACTCAGTAGAGATTGTGTACAGCACGGTCCCTGCCGATATTGCTATCACTAACTTTGCAAGCGCAACGGATGTAATTGGGCTGGATGACTTATACGCGAACTGCCTAGTAGATTATGTTTTATACAAGGCGTATCAAATCGATAGCGCAGAAGGAAATATGCAAAGAGCGGCAATGCACTTTCAAGCGTTTTCTCAAAGCCTTGGAATTAAAACGAAATCTGACGCGGCATCTTCGCCAAGACCATTGGGAGCTAGAGGATGAAGTACGAGGACTTTACAGAATTTGTAAGACCCGAATGTCAGGGCGCTCCTCTGTTCATGATAGAGCAAGCTGTTAGAGATTCAGCGATTGAGTTTTGCAAAAGAACCGGAGTCTACATTCCTGAAGCGGAGGAAATAACTATCTCAGCCGGGATTAATGATTACGACTTAACTCTTCCGTCAGGCACTGAGCTTAACTACATTACAGACATTTTTATAAACAAGACAAGACTTAAAGCTGTCAGTTATAGCCAACTACTGCACACTCTAGGTGATGGCATTGAAAGAGGAGTTCCGTGTTATTACAGTCAGCGGGATAACACGACTTTCTACCTGGCTCCTACTCCAGCGACTACAACAACCATTAGAGTCCTGTGCAGCCTAAAGCCTTCAGCAACCAGCACCAGCATTCCAGACACGATAGGAAAAGAGAATAGAGAGGCTATTACTTCCGGCGCTTTGTTTCGACTTCAGATGATGCCAAACCAGCCTTTCTCCAACCCAAACATGGCTGGAGCTAAAAAACAGTTATTCGATAGAGAAATCGGAAAGGCTGTTCGTCAAGTAAAGTTTGGGTTTTCTGGTGGAAATTTAACGGTTCGTAAAAGGGAATTCATCTAGTGCCATATTCCGACACTTTAAGTCTGGTTACAGGCGACACTCTTCCAGAGCTGACGTTTAATCTAAAAAACAGCAACAGTGCGGCAGCAGGTAAAACGTTAGACCCAGAAGATAGCTCTACCTGGGCGGCTATAGACCTGACAGGTGCAAGCGTCAGGCTAAGACTGAGAGAGGTTGGTACGACAACAGTAAAAGCCACCCTCACCTGTTTAATCACTTCGGCATCCGCAGGGCAAGTCGCTACGAATTTCCCGACAGGAACGCTAGACACAGCGGGTGTGTATGAGGGGGAAATCGAAATAACCTTCAGCAGCGGTGGCATACAAACTGTTTATGACTTGATTAAACTGAAGGTCAGAAGCGACTTTGACTGATGGCTAAAAAAGTCTTTGTTACTTTTCCAAACCTTAAAGCAGAGGTTTCGAATCAGTTTCTGGAAATAAAGGCAGGGGTTGCTTACCAGTTAGCAAAAGGCGAAATCTCTTGGTCAGAAGTCCAAGCGACAGAGTTTACGATATTAAGTCTTGCGGACCTTAAAGCAGATGTTGCTTACCAATTCGCAAGAGGTGAGATTTCTTGGGCAGAACTACAGCTCTCGAACGCAAGCCTAAATTATTATTCGATCAATCAATATTTCGGACCAGAGGTTTTTTCTCTGGAAGACAACACGTTATTGGCTTTGAGCAAAACAGAGTCAGAAGCGTTAACGCTTAGTGAGGCTCAAGAGATAAATCTGCAAAAGCAGATAAGTGAAGCTCTCGCGGTAACCGACATTGTAAGCATCGTTGTGGTCTTTAACCGATCGTTTTCAGACTCAAGCGATATTTCGGACCTAGCTGTACTGACGTTAGAAAAAGTAGCAGCAGATTCTGTCTCGCTATCAGATTACCTGAACGCAAAAGTTGCTAGGGAAAATCATTCAGCCCTGAACACGACACCTTGGAATACATTTCCACCAAACCAGTAGAGAAGATAATGCTAGATTCTTTTTCGCAACAGAAAATAACACTCACAGGACACCTCTTTATTTCGCTTAACGGCGAAGTAGTAAGAGACATACCAAACCTGGTTGTTACCGCAGGGAAAAATCACGTTACCTCGCGAATGAAAGATTCAACGTCAGCGGTTATGAGTCATATGGCAGCAGGTACTGGAAGTGTTACTGCTCATGCTAGTAACACCTCTCTTGGGGCTGAAATAGCCCGTGTTGCTTTATCCTCGTCAGTAGTTTCTGGCAATTCCATCACTTATATCGCTACCTTTCCAGCAGGAACGGCAACCGGCGCATTGACAGAAAGTGGAATCCTGAACAGCGCCAGCGGTGGGACTATGTTGTGCAGGACTAATTTCGCCGCAGTGAATAAAGGTAGCGGGGATCAAATGAGCATAACTTGGGTAGTGCAGGTTAACTAAGGGGAACGTAGTGGGAGTTAAATTTGTTAACAATTTTGCCACCACGATTAGCGGGGCAGTTAATAGTAGTGTTACTACGATTCCAATCGCGAGTGCGGCAGGTTTTCCTACGCTCGTCGGAAGCGATTATGCCTACTGCACTTTGTATGCGGAATCACCATTTAGGTTAGAAATCGTGAAGGTCACAGCAGTGTCAGGAACAAACTTAACGGTTATAAGGGCGCAGGAATCCACAACTGCTGAAGCGTTTCCAATTGGATCTGCGTTCGAGTTGCGGATAACAGCAGCGGGTTTGAATGAAGTTAGTGACGCAGCTATTTCTGTAGACAACGCCACCGCTTTAGCAATTGCACTAGGATAACAACATGGCTAATGTTTTTAAAAACGCTTTCGTGGCAAACGTAAACAACGCTGCCTACGTCGATCTCTACACTGCTCCAGTGGGAGCAACGACCGTGATCCTTGGTCTTGCAATCTGCAACAAAACTGCGGGGTCAGTGTTTATCTCAGTGCAGATACAAGACACTTCCGCATCAGGTGCTGATTTTCAAATACTGGATACAGTCAGTGTTCCACCTCGAACGACACTCGAAGTCTTGGCGGGACAAAAATATATTTTAGAATCGACGGATGTACTAAGGGTCATATCTGGTGTGGCGAATTCGCTCGATGTTTCCCTTGGGTTAATGGAGATTGCGTAATGCCTTTTCTTGGTAAGCTTCCTGGAGTTGCTCCCCTTGAGTTGCTTGACGGATCGGTAACTTCTCAAAAGATTGCGGACCTTGCAATTGCAGCGGTAGACATTGCTGATGACGCCGTCACTTATTCTAAAATTCAAAACGTATCTGCTACCGATAGACTGCTAGGTCGAGACACCGCTGGCGCTGGGGTCATAGAAGAGATTACCCCGGCAGCGATCAGAACAATGATTAATGTTGAAGATGGTGCCAACAACTACACGCATCCATCTAATCACTCGATAAGTTTTATTGATGGTCTTCAATCGGCTCTCAATCTTAAAGCAGATGACACTGATATATCTAACATAGATAACACCAGTGATTTAAGCAAGCCTGTCTCTACGGCAACTCTAACGGCTCTTAACCTTAAAGCCAATAACACCGCTATATCCAATATAGATAACACTAGTGACGCGAACAAGCCTGTCTCTACGGCAACTCTAACGGCTCTTAACGCTAAAACGGATAGCACACGGGTTCTGACTGACGTACCTTCAGGTGCTGTATTCACAGACACTGTTTATACACACCCAAACCATTCTGGTGAAGTCACCTCTTCTGCTGATGGCGCAACAGTCATTGCTAGTAATGTTGTCGATGAAGACAATTTAAAAATCAGCAACGCCGGGGCTGACGGACAATTTTTGCAAAAGCAATCCGGTAATGCAGGAGGGTTGACTTGGGAAACGGTGCAAGGCGCATACAACTCATGGGCGGTCAAGACGACGACTTACACTGCAATTAGTGGCGACCAGCTAATAGCAAACCACGCCAGCATACCTTTCACTATTTCTCTACCGGCTTCTCCGTCTATAGGTGACACGGTCATTATTAAAAATGTTGGCGCTGCTTTAGTAACTGTAGCCAAAAACGGTGCTTTTACGCGCATAAACAGTGTAGTTGAGGACGCGACTCTGCCTACAGGCGCTGCTCAACTTGTTTACGTTGATAGCACAATAGGCTGGGCAACTCTTTAGGAGAATAATATGGCAGTAATTGGATCTTCGTCCAGCGGTAACAGTAGCAAAGGGATTCAACTGGTTTTTGGATCGTCTACTTCTTACAAGCCACCTTACAAGTGTAGGGTACTAGTCCACGCTATTGGTGCTGGGGGTGGGGGTGGCGCTGCCGCATATACCAGTGTAGCGGGATACGCGTCTGCTTCCGCTGGTGGTGGCGCTGGCGCTTACTGCACTAGCGTTCTTACTTTAGAACCCACCGTTACCTACACAATAACAGTAGCAGCTTTTACACCGGCAGTTTTTAGAAACTCACTTAACTTCCTGGGTGGCGCAATACAGGGGAATTCAGGCGGAACTACGACTTTTGCTGGCACAGGTGTTCTTACGTTAAGTGCGGCAGGAGGTTCTGGAGGTGCTGGTGCATTCGTAACTAGTGGAACAGCAACAGCGGCGGGAGGTGCGGGGGGCGTTGCAGGTAATAGCGGTAATATAGGTAACGTAGCTGGAGGTGCTGGAGGCTCTGCCAGCATTACTAGCACTTACGGCGGTAGTAATGGCGTTGCTGCTGGCGGCGGTGCGGTTGGAATTTTTGGAATTGGACACGCTGGTGGATCTGCTATTGCAGGAACAGTTTCAACACTTCAAAGAATGCAAGGTGGCGGCGCTGGTGTAGGTGGTCCAGGGGGTGCTGGTGTTGTTAGTGGTTACGCTGGTGGTGGCGCTGGCATAGGTGGTGCGCCAGCAATATCTAGTACTGTAACTGCGTCCTTAACTACGTTTAATATTGACTCTCAAACAGATGCTAACAGGCACGATGGC